AATCTTAGAGATTAGGGTCTCATATTCTTTTTTCTGTATCTTCTTTTTACCTTTGATCAAGTCTTTAATAGACTTCCCACCTAACCCCAATAGTATTAAGAGTAGTTCTATGTTGTCTGATATTAATTCTATTGGTATCATGATTACTTCTTTCTTCTGAATAGGTTGATTATATCCTCTCCAAATATTATTGATAGTGCTATAGCGATTGATAAAGCAATTGTCATTTTTATAGATCCATTAAGTCTTCGTAGAAGAAAAATTTCCCTGGGTTAACTCTAGGTGTATTCAAATCATATAACCTTTGAATATATGTGGATGATTTCTTCATTAATGATCTCACCACAGGGATACTACTTGTTAATAAAACTTCTCTTGAAACTGATTTGAAAGAACGATCTTCTCTCGCTGTCACCCATCTCAAAGCATCAACTTCATACCTCTTACAATAATATAATGCGTAATCTCTGAGTGGTTGTTCTTCAATAGTAACGTAAGCAGTGTCAATTAAAACAATATATCTGTCTCTTGATAATTTAATGACCAACCCTATATCATTTGGGAGGAGGTAGTATCTCATTACTTTTCCATACTCTCCGGGGATATCTCCTCTTCCTTATGAAAAGGATAACCTTTTGGAACGATTAAATGATCATCCTTCTTCTCATTGATTAGGGAAACATTTGCTAAGTCTTGAAGTTCTTTGGAGACTATGCCGGATTTAACATCGGACCAACTTTTCTCAAAGGTTGCCCCATTGTCTTTAACATCTTCATGCACCTTAACATCGCCCCAGTTCTCTAGAAGGTCAATTAAACAATCTAAAGCAGTAACTCTTTCTTTAGTTTTGGGGTTGAGAGTTTCTTTTACTATATTAGCAGAGACTTTGAGAGCTTCCCCTCTTTGTCTGATAAATTGAAATAGTTCTCCCATGGGTTTCCTTTTAGTCTAATGACATTATAAACATTTTATTACACACTGTTGCCCAGAGCCTAAAGCAGGATTTCTCGGTCCAAAGTTTCCAACTCATCTCATACGAGTCTGTTGGTGGTGTTATCCAAGTTGCGTTAGTGTTACAGCTACAGCTATTAGCTGTTGTAAAAGTGACTGGAATTAAGAATGCACGGACGGGACCCGAAAGAAATGAACTTGTTGTCTCATTATAAAGTCCCATCGTATTAAAGTCGGTGTCGTTATTCGTGCTCATATGCGCGTTTGCTCTCATATAATATAATCTTCCACCAGGAAGGGTTGCAATATGTGTCGTATCATTAAATGAGATATTACCACCCTCATCAATTAAGTTGACTCTATCTCCTGAATTTGGATTATCCTGGTTGGTTTGTAACCCAGTTATTGACCATTTTTTATCCTTAGTGCCTAAGCGATCTATTTTCTCAACCCAAGCATAGGATCTATCCGCTAAAACTTTCGTGACTGGGTCTCCATCTTTTAATCTTGCAGACACATTAATATTTGAATCCGGCGTTATAACAGCAAATGCTTCCCCTGTACATGGTACTTGTGTTGCTGAATTTAACCCTCTTTGAAGACTTTGAGTCCCAATATAGGCTCCTGTGTCTTCTCGGTACCACGAGATATCCCCATAATCATTTGCTGTTGTCATTTGTCGTCCAAATTTACATCTCAACAAATAAGTGTTTCCGGCAACTAAAGTGATCTCATTTGAAGAGACATCTAGCGTTCCTGCCACCTTTTCAAAGGCGATCTTAGAATCAATAGCAATTGGGGATCCTGTTTGATCCCCGGACATATTCAAGGCACACCACTGGTATCCCGGCATGTTGTCAGGTATCGATCTCACATAAATCTTTGTATAAACAGCAGACTGCTGTGGCGATCCGGAAGCGCCAACCCATTTAATTGAGACTTCCGAATCCTCAGTTGGGGCGAAATAAGCATAACAGTATGGGTCTGCAGATTCCCAGTTTGTGCTAGTAAATGGTTGTGCCATTCCTTGGCACCCAATATATTCCCCAGCAGTCTCATTATAAAATTGAGCGGTTGCCCTGTTTGTAACTGCGTCGAAGTTGGTATTAATCCAGTTTGTCTCGAGGAAATATTTGTGCCCTCCAGGCAAATTTATCTTATTATCTGACCAGGTCAGATTTGTATCGGCTCCTGAGATGCCAAAAGTCCCTCCAGAGACACAATTAGCACTATTGCTATTCTGATAAAAGGACCCATAAAGTTGTTTGGTATAACCCATTAGTCCTCCTTAAGAGATGATATTCCAAACAGATCCATCGAAGTGGAAAGTATTTGCAGCGTATGGACTTAGGGATAATGTAGCTGATCCATCAATATTATGCGATCCAGAGACTGTTAAAGCAGCATCCGTATCCAAATTCTTAATGTATACGACCCTATCCGTGCCTGGTGATGCTGGAAGGTTAATCTGATCATTGTTGATTGTGCTTAGGAAAACACTTCCATTAGTGATCGTATATCCAGAAGCCGTTACATCCACATGCTGAAGATGTAGATTATAGACTTTGAGGTCATTTTCTAAGATCGTATAGTTGACATCATATGATGGGGTTCCAGGAACTAATTGTAGTCCGGTTAATCCCCAATAAGAAGATCCAACGCCTGTGACTCCTTGAGCACCTGCAGATCCATCCGCACCTGTTACTCCCTGGGCACCTGCAACTCCGCTCCCTGGGCACCTGCAACTCCGGCTCCAGTAGCTCCGGCATCTCCGGTGACTCCGATGATACCGGTCTCTCCTTGAGCACCTGCTACTCCAGCACCAGTAGCTCCAGTGACTCCGATGATACCAGTCTCTCCTTGAGCACCTGCTACTCCAGCACCTGTTGCTCCGGCATCTCCAGTGACTCCGATGATACCAGTTGGTCCCATAAGACCAGTATCACCTTTAGCTCCTGCACCGGGCCCTGTCACTCCTTGAGCGGCAGTTAGTCCTTGAAGTCCAGTAATACCTTGTATACTGGCACCTGTTGCTCCAGTGACTCCGATGATACCAGTTGGTCCCATAAGACCAGTGGCACCCTTGTCCCCTCCAGCGGGTCCCGTAGTTCCTTGAAGGCCAGTGGCACCGTCAGTTCCTTCGCCTCCACCAGGAGAATATAATCTAACCATCTTAGTCCTCCTTATCCGTTAAATTTAACGTTGTTTTGGCCAAAGCTGAATTGTATCCCACCACCGGAAGCAGTGACTGCCGATGCTTGACTTCTCACAGCAATTGCTGTGTAAGCAGGAACGTTATCAAATGAATAAATCTTAGGGGTTGTTGCTGTGGTTGCTTCCATATCCCAATATTGAAGAGGAGGAACTCCAGCCGCATTATCAAGCTTTGTGTTAGCTTCTGATATAATTGTTGTGTCATCTTTAATGACTGGGGAATTTCCTGATACTGTTGCCCACGGGGTATAACAGAAATAGGAATCGGCCATCACTTGAATTGTTAAGATTGTGTTATTCCCACCGAATACAAAAACGGCAGGATCAGCAGTAGAAGCAGGAAGAACAACTCTTCCGACCTCATTTGTATAGTCTTTTTCCTTATAGACTGCCATATTAAATTCTCCTTGATTGTGTACACTTAGAGAGTCTCTATAGACTATTGCTGGATTGATAGAATATTACAATGAAAAGGGACGGGGTTTCTTTTTCCCCGACCCTTTTAGGAGATGTAATTTGTTTAAGCCTTGAATGTTTGATGCTGAACACTTAACATTGGATCAACAATGATTGCGGCTTGATTTACTGCCAGAGAGGTTTGATCCTGGAGGATGAAACCGATTGGTGGGCAGTTATTTGTTTGTGTTAATGAGCAGTCTTCTAAGTTATCGGTAGCTCCGATATAAAGGATATCCCCTTCATAAGCCTGAGCCGCACTAGTGATGTCTAAAGCATCCACAATCACGCGAGATCTCAGTACAGGAACGGTTAGGGCACCATTTGTGCCGGCTGAGTTATCTCTTGCTTCCATTGCGATTCCGATAATTTTAGTTCCGGAAGCTTGAGAAGCGTTTGGGATAGCGTAACCTGCTGCATCGTAAACTACGATCGAGCCTTTATAGATGGTTGCAGCAGATGCAACCTCGGGATAGAATTTATCTGCGTCGCCAGGGACTCCTGATTCCCATTTTGCTTCACCGCATGGCCAAAAAGTATAAGTGGTGTTAGCTGATAGTGCTGCCATTTGATCTTTCTCCTTGTAAAGGAGTCTCATTCCCATAATGGGAGTAGACTCAAAAATGAATGATTAAATGGTCGAGTTATAGATTATTAAAACTAACGTTAAACAATGGGTAGTCCTTATATTATAAAAGTACTAGGGTCCAGCAATAAGGAGATTAAGATGACAAAAAAACAAAAAGATATGTTAATGAGATTATGGCCTAAGCTAGTACTGATCGGCGTCGCCTCTTTTTTGATGTTCTTTCTCCTTCCTGTTTTTCTCTGCAGCGTGGATGGGGATGAAGCCCCAACACCCGCGTCTTGTTTCATTTTAATCTTAGATGCTTTACCCCTAATATTGCTCATGGTTTCTACATTTGTCATTCTTACGCTTCTCCTAATATGGGGCATCTATTTTTCTTTTGGCCTGGAAGAGTTCATTAAGGAAAAAACGGCTAAGAAGAGATGGATAACTGAATACGCGCACATTATTGTAGGAGTGGGGGGATTCATAATAACGGTAGTGGTTTGTTTTTTAATGATCTTGGGTTCGAAGTAAGTCCAGCAATAAGGAGATTAAGATGATTGAATATGATGATGACGATTATGAGTATGAAGAAGAAAAAGATCCTATTTGTTCCTTTCTCTTAGCGGGAGCAGCTATCCTGTTTTCTCTTCTCGCTGCATGGGAATGTCTCTTTACTCCGATTGGGTTTGAGCTTCACTTTTCAGGGCTTGGGATACTTCTCTCCCTTATTACTATTATTTGTTGGGGAGGCTTCTTCTGGTCAACCCGGAACAATCTTCGCCTTCTTAAAACAGTGATGTTAGCTTTTATAGGAGGGGTTCTCTTCTTTATACTTGTCTATTCCTCAATGACCTTTGTTTGGATCATCGTTTGGCTATTCTTCGGAATGATCTTTATCGGAGGCCCGATTGTAATCATTAGATCTTTAGACTAAGGAAGGGAAAGACAATGCATTCAAACATTAATTTACACCCCGATATCATAGCAGCTAAGAAATGTTTTAAGGAGATGGAAGACGAGTTGGAGAGAGAAGGAAAAGTGGTCTATCGAGCTCTCTGGAAAGCACGTAGTCCTCAAGATAAAGTGGATGCTGAGGTAAGGCGGTTGAGGTTCCGGGAAAAACGGTTACGGTATTGGAGAGAATCTAATGATATCCTTAATTCTCTCCAATACCGGATTAAGAGGAAAGCTCAGAGAGGAAAGAGAGCAGAGGAGGCTCTTAAAGTCATTGATGATATAGAGAATGGAAGGCATGCAAAAAAGGATCGTTGGTTTGATTATAAAATTAACTTCTCTATTAATATTTTTACTATCTTGATATTTGTGGGGCAAATAATTTTCAGTATCCTAATAATGATACTACTTTAGGCGACTAAAGAGCTTTGATAACTCTCTGGGTTCTAGATCAGGAGCATACTTCCTAAAACTAGCGAAGTCGTTGCTTCTCGCTGCATTACGCATCTTTGTTGCAGATACATCATCTCTTGGAACGATCTGAAGAGGCACCCCAAGATCTTTAAAGTCTCTTGCCCGGTCATCACCAACCAATAGTTTTGGCTTTTCGAAACCCTTCTCATAGAGAGAGTTTGCTGCGTCATATACAGTTGATATTGATTCATCCGAGATAATCTCCAAGTCTGGAGCTATCTTCTTTATAAGAGCTATCTTCTCATCGTATTTGAGTGGGTTTTTTTCGTAATCGTGGGATTGAGAAGTGAATAGAACACCATTCTCAGCTTCTAACATCTTAAAGAGTTTACTGTGAGCTTTAGTCGGAGGATTAAATCTTCCGAAACAGAACAGACAATCAGTGGGGATAAACTTTGAGTTATTAAAATTGTAACTTGAGAAAGAATACCGGTCTACTAACTTGGTTGCTTTGTTCTGATAACTTAGAACATACCCTTCTCCACTATAAGAAGCAGTTAATGGTATTGAGTATTGTTTTAAAGCATCAATTCTCTCATACTTGAGTGTCTCTACTCTTTTATAGGTTTCAAAGGCATTGAAAATATAATGTCTTAGTTTGGAGAATAACTGTACCTTTTTAGGATCGTTCTCTCTTAACCATCTCATAAAATCAGTTGGGGAGGTATTATGCTCTCCCTTTCGAATCTTAGCATTAAAGTATTTTAGAGCAGATCTTCCAATACTATTCAATTGAGACTGTTTATATTTCCTTCCAATTATATCGAGTAGATTAAGATCCTGCATAGGGCAGTCGTTCGGAAAGGTATGATCGATTCTGGGATCGAAGGTAAACAACTCTGGAGCATTAATATTTGGAATAACACCATATTGAAGTCCTTCTTCAGAAACTTTGCAATGAAAAACAACCCCAAGATTTGATTCTTGAATCTTAGAATATGCTTCGGATTCTTTTTCTGCAGTATACGAGATCAAGTTTGGGGAGAAAGAAACTGTTTCGGAGTCTTCTAGTAGATCCTCTTTCGAGTAGAGGAAGTCCCCCATATAAGTTCCATCTAAGTCTTGGGGAAGATTTTCCCATAAAACTTTGAGTTTTTTTCGTACCTGAGGATTCTTGATCTGATCAAAGTCTTCTGCCTTTGAATAAATCTTAGGCTCTTTATTGAAATATGACTTTGTGGAGACGAATCCTGGTCCGACAATAACAGCAGGCGCGCCGTCGATTTTATGGGATATTTTAACAGGATTCTCAAGGATAGATCTGAGTTTAGGTCGATCCATCCAAACTAACTCTTCTAGATGTTCAATATGTGTATTCATGTTTATATTGATGGATTACTAGAATATTCATGGACTAAGCCCCGAAGTAGGAGCAACAGGGCTTAGTTGGAGCAAAATATGTCTGGATTCAAACGGTTGCAAATGGCTAGTTTTGCTCATATTAATAGAATATTACAGGGGTAGCAGGTGAAGTAAAAGAACCCGGTTGGGGAAAAGAAACCTGCTACCCCTTCAAAGAATAATGAGTAAGTTAGAAGATGAAGGCTACAAAGAAACTTACTCACTACTCCACAAATTCTAAAGATTCTATCTTAGCGAAACTAAATCTCAAAGGCTTGGGATCTTCTGTTAGGACTTCAATATAAAATCCATTCTTCCCAAATTTCATGGCTAATAAAACACCTCTATAAAGCCTGCCATTGTATTTCAATCTTAGCCTCATGCTTCTTTATACAGTCATTTTCATAATAATCTCGTAATAATTCTTATCATCATACTATTTTTTTAGGAGATCATATGCCGTCTGGAAGAAAAAAGAACGTATTGAAAGTTAAAGCTCGTGGAAGTCATGTCAGAGTTACCAATCTCAATCAAGCCGGGAATCCCTGGTTCAGTTTCTTAATCGACAAAGATGATTGGGAAGCTCTCCAAGAGATCATCAAAGATGTTTGGATTTCTCTTGGGGTTGTCCATATCATAAAGAAGTGCGGAACTACTCAGAAATTAGTCAACTGGTTATATGGGAAGAAAAAGAACGAATCTGTTAAGGTTACATTTCTAAATGGGAACAAACAAGACTGTAAAGTTTGTCGACGATTATGCTGAGGTTACGCTTAGGATGAAAACAGGCACTCATAAAATACTCATGGATCCTGCGGACTTACATGTTCTAGACGAGTGGTCGACCTGGGCGGTCGCCAGTCAGTCAGGTTACCTTCTAGGGATTAAAAATGATTCTGGCGGGATTGTCTGGTCGGAGACCCTCCATAAAATCTTAATTGGTCCAACTGTTAAAGGTTTCGAAATTGATCACATCAACCAAAATAGACTCGACAATAGAAGACGTAATCTGAGAGTCGTTACGAAATCCACAAATCTCCACAACGGGATCAAATACAAATCTTATGCTAAGAAGAACTGTTCTTCAAAGTATAGAGGAGTCACTTGGGATAAGTCAGTTCGTGATTGGAAGGTTCAGTTTAGACACAAAGTGCTTGGGCTGTATATTCAGAAACATTTCAAAGATGAGAAGGATGCTGCGAAATTCTATGATTACCTGAGAAAAAAGCATCTCAATTTCCCGCCAGTCAATTTTCCCGAAGTATCTTAAAGATCTGTGAGACTAGAGAATGGAATGAGGTTTCCAATTCTAGAAGTTGATCATCTAAAGACTGTTTTTGCTTGGGTGGTGATTTCTGCCCTGTAGGGGTAAGATCGTCAACTAAGGAAGTAATTTCCCTTCTTGGAGCTCTTTTCCGCTCCATTTTTCTAATTTTCGGGGTCTTTTTAGGTCCTTCTAAACTACTATGATTGCTAGATCCGCCCATCTCACTGATAATCTCTTCTAGAAGTTTCATTTTCTCTTTATATGAGCAACAAGAACCTTTGACGGCCATCCACTGATCATGAGCGAAGTCTGGATCCAGCTCTGTTGCTGTCCTTGTCAACATCTCATATCTTAGTGAGTCTAGCTTGCTGAGTCTTCCCATAAGACATAATACATCGATCAGTCTGAAATCTTCTCAGAGATTGAGAAGCACATAGAAATGTATGTGTCGCAACCTTCTTGAATCATTATCCTTTCGTGCCTGCGGCACGTCTACTAAAGCACTAGTCATGCCCCCTGCCCGCAGCCCTGCTGTGTGGAGGCATCTCAACTTCTCATCCAAAAGATCCTGATATGATCCAGATCCTTATATTGAGAGTATTAGGGGGTTTATCCCCTATTATTCTTATAATTCCTCTTATCTTTAGATGAGTGGATATTAGTTTTTAAGCCATATAAATCATCATCATCATTATGATTATCATTTTCATTCTGATACCGATCATGATTGAGTAACTCGAGCAGAAGGGATTTGCCCTGAGAGTGACAGGTTGTGAAGCAACCCACTCTGGCGAGAGAAAAAGGACAGCATTTAGAAAAAAAGAGATTTTCAGTGAATAATCTGTTAATCTTTTCAGTATAATGTAGTGTTGGGCAGGAAACGAAGAGAGAATAAACTAAAATAACTGAAATAAGCCCGCTTCTCTTTGTCCTGCCCGATGAATTTTGCGGGCTTTTTCTTTGCTTGGATTGCGAAAAAGAGTTTGTAATGCATCTCTATAAAAAAAGCGCTGTAAACAGCAGGATTGATTAATATCCTGGTCTGGCTAATACTAATGCTCATATAAATCATCATCATCATTATGATTATCATTTTCATTCTGATACCGATCATGATTGAGTAACTCGAGCAGAACCTACTACTAGCACTGCTACCTTCACATATCTTTGCTAGTACCTGGAAGCCCCTCATGGTTTAGATCTTACATGAGGGGCTTCTTTTAGCTTTGGAGCAAACAAATGACGATACCAATCTTCATAATAGTCAAGGATAGATTAGAAGTTCTCAAAGACTCAGTTGCTTCTTATCTGAAGAACATTGATACTCCGATCTCTTTAGTGTTCCATAATTCCGGAACAACTTATGAACCAACTCTAGAATATCTCAAAGAGATGGAGAGTCAAGGTCATAAAGTCTATTGGAATGAGAAACATCAGAAAGAGTTTACAAGACCGAATAGACCCTTTAAGGAGATCATTAAAGAACAAGAGACAGTTAATGAGTCTATCCTAGATTACCGGTCAAAGTATCATCCCGATTACTATGTCTTAACAGACCCAGATATAGCAATTGATCCAGGTGCTGGAGATATACTGGAATTCTATAAGCATCTCTTAAATTTAGAAAAAGCGACTGGTATTGGACCTCAATTAAGGATTGATGATATACCAGATCATTATCCTCTAAAGGAGAAGATGTTAAAGAGGATGGTTTATTTCTGGAATATAAGATCGAAAGCGATCCAAGTCCCTTGGAAGGATAGTTTAGTAGATGCTGTTGTTTGCAATATTGATTCAACTTTTCAATTGAGACCCGGTCTCATACTATGGGAGAAATTAAAGGGAAAGTATTTGAGGACTTATGAACCATATACAGCAGCTCATCTCGATTGGTACATTGATCCGGATAACTTAACTGGAGATCAGATTTGGTATCTTAAGACTTGTGGGTCGGAACATATGCATTGGTCAAATAAAAGCTTAAAACATTCGTAGGTCGAAGGGATTTCGCCATATAAAAGGCAAGCAAATATTGGGTTTGCTAATTTAGAAGGAAGAAAGGAAGGATTAAGATGCAAGCAGTTAGAAAACAGATTACGCCCTATTCCTATCAAGAGGAGATTCTCTCCCAAATCGAGGATCATTTTAATGCTAAAAATTCCCGTGGGAAAGTGATTATGGCCTGTGGGACAGGAAAATCATATATCGCATACTGGGCCCATGAAAGGCTTAAATCACAAAGAACACTAGTTTTTGTACCAACCCTTGCTCTTGTTCATCAAATAACTGCCGATTGGAAAAGATTGAATCCTGAAATACAATATATGGCTATTTGTTCGGATTCGGAGGCCGGAAATGAATCAACAGAAGCGACAACTGATATAGATGAAATTCGACCTTTTCTCAGGGATAATATAAACTGTTTAGTATTTTCAACATATCAAAGCACAAGGAAGCTTGTTAAGTGTTTTGAAAAGAAATTAGATCCATTTGACTTAATCATTTTTGATGAAGCACATAGAACGGCTGGTGGGAAGAATAAGCAAGTTTTTTCCCTATCCCTAAAAGATAGCAATATTCCTTCTAAAAATCGGCTTTTCCTGACAGCAACCCCTAAATTCGTTAGCGATGAAGACGATGGTTTTTGTATGAACGACCAGGATTTATATGGCGAGGTTATATCTGAGTTACCATTCTCAGAAGCAATTGAAAAAGGACTGCTCTCAGACTACCGTCTTCTTGTTAGTGTTGTGGATGACTCTGAGGAGAATTATCTGAAGATTATCAAGCAGAATAAACTTATTAACATCGATTCTCTTAAAATCAAAGATTTTGCAAGGAATGTTGCCTTAGGCCAAAGCTTATTAGACGTTATCTCAAAATATAAAATTAAGAAAGCGATTACATTCCATGGGACTATATCGAATGCGGTTGGGTTTTCTAAAACTTTTAAAAAACTTCTCGGTTATAATTCCGAGACCGGAATACATGCAGATGTTTTACACTCAAAGCAAAAAGCAAAAACTCGACAACAAAGCTTAGACGCACTCAAAAAACAACACGTAGTGTTGTCAAATTGTAGATGCCTCACCGAGGGGATAGATGTTCCGATTCTAGATTCGATTGCATATATTGACCCCAAGCAATCAATTATCGATATTATCCAATCAATTGGAAGGGTCCTCCGAAAAAAGAAAGGGAAGGATTTTGGATACATCATTGTTCCGATTTTTATTAAGAAAGGGGAAAATTATAAAGATGAACTTTTACGGGGGAAGAATCGATCTTTATGGAAACTTGCAAAAATTCTCAAGGTGATGGATTCTGTAATCGCAAAAGAGTTCAAAGGCTACAAAGCGTCTGGAAGAAAAAAGGGGAAAAAGATTTCAAAGGTTATAGTTGAATCTGCGATTGAAGTATCCCAAGATTTCCTGGAAGCACTTAATATTAAAATTGTAGAGGAATCAACAAGTTCATTCGATATTATGCTTGAGGTTTATAAAAAGTATCACAAAGAAATGTTTAACAGAACAAATGGCTTTTCGACTTATAAAACTCCTGATGGAGTCCCTTTGGGGTGCTGGGTTTCTACTTGGAGAGAAAAAATTAGGAATCAGCCAGAAGGAATTTCGGATGAAAAAATAGAAAAATTATTGGATATAGGCTTTGAAATTGGAAGCTCCCAAGCCGAGCTTAGAAATAGACGAGTGAAGAATTTATTAAACAGAGGGGATTTAAAAGGTGAGGACATTATTAAAATTAGGAAGTGGTATGCAAAAGGGTTTTTGTCAAAAGAGCAAATTAAGGCTATTGAGGCAACTTTACAAGACTGGTCATGGGAATCAACCAAAACCCCTATTAGTGACTGGGTAGAGGCCCTGAAGAAAAATCCAGGATTTACCCGGGATCAATTTCGTTTGTATTTTCAAGAACATTATAAGGGAAAAGATCCCAATGGATTTAATAGTGTTATTAGGGCCTTAAAAAAGAGATATAAAGACGAAAATAAAACTCCAGAGGAGTTTAAGGTTTTGAGCGGATTAAGCTGGTGGTCCTGGAAAAATAAATCTGAGATGAGAAAAGAGAAGATTTCCCGGCATGTTGAGAACCTTAAACAACTCCAGGAGTTTACTCCTGCAGAATGTAAAAGAGTATTCGGGTGTTATTCAAATATCGCTTTAGGTGTTAAGCAAATCAGAAAATATTATAAGAGTGGGGACCTAAATGAGAAGGAAATCAAAGAATTAGAAGCAATTAAGTTTTGGTCCTGGACCCCAAGAAAAAATAGAAAAAAGTAATAATCTAGTAATAAGGAGTATTATGATATAAGGTGTTGTGACAAGCATATCAGATTAAGACCATCTGAAAATTTCTATAGCAGAACGTTTCTTAAAAAGACCCCGCAACACAACACCTTTGTGCGGGGTTTTTCTTTGAGTAGGAGCAAAAATATGACTAAGAATGAAGCACTTCAAATCGCAGAACCATACATCTCAAAAAGAAACCGTGCATTAGCGATGTTAGAGCGTAAATTCGGCTCTAATGCCTGGGGTTTGATTGAGTCCCTATCTGCTCCAATCCCTGACCCCAAATATGTTGAGATCGCAAATCGTTTAACAAATGGTGAGTATTCTAGAATTTTGAACGGAGATGTTTAATGGCTAATGTAGATCACTATCACCGCAAATTCTTAGAGAAGCAGGCAGAATTAGAGTCACAGGGAAAACGCTGGTGTACCCACTGTGAAAAAATCAAAGACCTCAAGGAGTTTGAGTTCCTTCCTTGGGTTGAGTCACGCAAAATGCACTGTCGTGAATGTTCTCTAAAATTTAGGGAGTTGCATCGGAATTGGTTAGCCGAGAATAAAAAAAATAAAAAGAAAAAGAAGAAGAAAATCAAACCAAAGCCGCGTCGGGATGACCCATTGAATGGCGTCAGGGTCATTCATAAAGGGCGGAGGAAATCCTATGAATAGTCATCTCAAAAAAAAAATGTATCCGTTGTGGAAAAAGAATTACAGTCCCTCGGCATCGGATTTCTAAGTTTAATCAGTGTAAGGATTGTTTCTCCGCTTATAAGGACTTACCAAAATTTCAGAGAAATAGGTGGACAGATATAAAACAGAGGTGTCTTAACCCTAAAAGGAAAACCTATCCCTATTATGGTGGTAGAGGCATAAAAGTTTATAATTTATGGACAAGATTTTCTCTTTTTATAGACTATATTTCAACTCTCCCGGGATGGGATAATCCAAATTTAGAAATAGACCGGATTGATAATGATCAGGGATATTTCCCTGGAAATATCAGATTCGTGTCGCACGCCGAGAATTGTAGAAATCAAAAACGAACCGTAAAAATCATCTATAAAGGAACGGAGTATACTCGGTATGATTTTTGGAAAACATTTTGCCCAAAATATAAGGATACGGACACTATTCGGTATATGTTAAAGGAAGGGAAAACACCTGAAGAGATTATAAAAAGATATAACAAGTTTGCGGGTAAAGTTTTAGGGAGTAAATACCGTACAGATTAAGATTTTAAGGAATTTTAAAAGGAGGGAATAGTGGGTGGTGCTTATTCAAGTTTGTGAGGTACTTGGTTGTGGGGGTAATCCAGGATACCCTGAGATGCTCCCAGAAAGGCTTAAATAAATGAGTGGTGCTTATTCAAGAAATAAAGGTGCGTCTTTTGAGAGAGATACAGTCAATCTTCTCAAATCCTGGGGGATTAATGCTCAGAGAACCGCCCCAATGCAGGCGGGATTATCGGATACCTATCCGGATGTTAAAATTGAAAATGGTTTATTTTGTGAATGCAAATCTTATAAAACGTTCCCATCCTCTAAAATTATTGAGACCCTGAAAGGTCATAATGTGGACTTAATGCGGATAAAAATAACCAATAAGGGCAGTTTCTGGGCTATTAGAGATGATTTATTTAAGAAACTGTTAGACGCATATTCAAAGGAGATAAAATGAGGTGGAAAGCGTATACTAGACAAAGTGAATCAAGTGAATCTCTTCCAGACTTTATAGACGACATCATCGGGTCAGCATTACCACAGCCGCGGGATATGGTGGTAAATGCTATTTGGAATTACCCTCCGGAACAATATGAGATTATTAGATTTGAGACAGGAATTCAGGCATTTGATGTTGATAAATCTGAACTACTGGACCGGGAGATTATCTGCAAAAATCCAGGAACGGAAGTCCCCATTGCGTCTCTTTTAACTCATAAAAATCCAACGGTGAGGGATGTCGTGAAACGGATTTATGGAGGTCAAAACTTTTTTAACCCGAAAAAAGATTTTCTATCCCCATATGATCCAGATGATCCAACCGTGTTTATAGATCGGGGAAACAATTACTAAGGGAAAATAAAATGGATAATCAGATTTTCATTCTAAGGCAACAACCTTTCCTCTCACGAACCGGTATCGGGCCTGACCAACTTACACCTATAATCCCAATTGATTCGATGACGGGTGGTTCTATTAACCCGATGCTAGCTGGGATGGTGTGTGATAATATATTTATCACCCCCTCCGATGGGCTCCGGGACCCAAATTTGATTGATTTCGACTTTATCTGGGCTGGTTACTTCCTAACTACAGATCCGGTTTCTCAGGAGATTTCCATAGGTAGGAGGATTGACATACTACTTAAATATTTGCAGTGGCATTTAATTCAGGTTTGTAATATGAATCACCTTTGGCCAGAACACTTAAAAATTAAAGAGGTCCCGGAAAAAAGAGTTATTATTCCATTAGACTCAACCCGTTTCACATGTAGATGCTTTATCCCTGTGCTTTATAAAAAAGTTTTTGATTTCTTTTTACTGAGCCTTAGCATTCAAAAAACAATGTTATCAGAAATCATTAATTCTCCAGAAACATATTTAACTCATAAAAATCCAAGGATCAGGCAATTTGCAAAAAGGACTAGAGGGAAAATAATATGACTGATAAAGAGAAACTGCAACAACTTAAAATTCTTTGGGAAAATCTCAAAAAAATGAGAAAAAATGCAGAAACATCTCTACGCTCTAAAATGACTAGACGTTACCTTCAACAATGTAAAGAGATTCGCAAGTTTTTAGATAATTTATAGGAGAACATATGAATATCTTTGAGGAACTAAAACTAGATCTATCCCTAGAACCTATTTTTAAATCAAATGCCTGGTCTAAAATGGCATCGGCTTGTGAAAGGAAACGAGCTAAAACACTTTCTTATAAAGAGGCACTTCTTGCTTGGTTATTGGTTGAGAAATATAAACCTGAGACAATTATTGAGATTGGGGGACAATTTGGTCACTCGGGACTGATATGGTTAGATGCTGCGGAGAGGAATAACCTCACATTTATCACAATTGAAATGGGAAAAGACCCTAATAACACCTATGCTGAGGTTTCTCAAGGGGACTTACATTTACTTCCAGATAATCATCCGAATCTAGTCAAAGTCTTTGGGTCTGCTGAGGATGAGTTACCAAGGCTACTAACAGAATATAATGTAGAGTTGGTCTTCCATGACGCGGCCCACACTTGGGAACATGTTCAGCTTTGTGTTATGATGGTCAAAGCTGCTAATCCAGCTTGCTTCCAAACCTGTCATGATTGCAGACTAGGGATGTGGCAACCTGATGTTATGACCAGGTATGGGGTTGTTCATGCTGAGAGACCTGTCTTCGAACAAGAATTCGGAGAAGGCTATTATCTCAGATTCTTAGAAGACAAATACGGTTTTGGAGTAGCAATTAGGTTAAGTTAGAGGACCCACCAATTTGTTCCATCTGATTGAATCCTAACAGCTACCATAGGCCCAACGGTTTTAGTATTAGCAAGATCAATCTTAGCTGAGTCTAAGGTTGCGATTGTTGTGCTATTTCCACCTTGACCAATATGTTTAACTGTAAAGACCTTGCCGGTTGGATATGTTCCAATTGAGGCTAGATTTACATTTATTGATCCACTAGTTGTTATCGTATCGTCGGAGACTGTTGCAATATAGTCAAGAGCTTTGTGCGTAATATTAAGCGTTTGGCCGTGAATTGTTGCTGTGCCCGAAGCAGTTATAACCTTATGATCATTTCCGTCCGCATTGGTCCAATAAAGATCGTTATTCTTACTCGAATTTGCCCAGAGAGTCAAATCTGCTGCGGGTTGTGAAGCTTGAACATCAAACTGTAACCCGGTAGGATCTATGAGACCAGTAACAGTTAATTTACCTCCAACACTTAAATCCCCTCCAAAAGTCGATTCATTAGTGTCATAATCATAGGTCAACTGGTTGTTAGTTGATAATACCCCGCCTGGACCAACATAAGGGATTCGCTTCTCAGTTAAGCCGGTTTCAATGCTTCCCTTAACATCCAAATTCATCTCAACAACAAAGGTGGAGTCGTACCCAGTATCTTGGACCTGGGAGTCATTATAACTCTTTAGATGTAAGTCTCTGTAACCAGTCCCAGCATCTCTAGCAGTCGTTATGAAATCAATACCATCCTTAATTTGTCCATTTTCTCCAGGATAACCAAGTCCTATAGATCCATTATCGGCTTGGACGATTAACTCACATTCTGGAGTATCCTCGGATTGATAGTCCTGATCTTGTAAATCTATTGCTGGGGAATGGATAAACCATCCACCTCGCTTAGCGATACCTTTAAGTCTAAATCTTCCTCTGCCTGGTCTATCTCTTCTCCAGGAGGAATCCTGGGGAGTATCATAATCCCACTCTTCCCCGTCTATAGAACCAAATGCTGAGATAGAGGCTGATAAAGGTGAAGCTTCCCAGTTGCGGATCTGTTCTTTAGTATCGACATTAAATCTACCGAAAAGTAGATGTTCATAATCTCTTGGAGCTATCGCGATCCCCATAAACTGAGGGCCAGCAAAGGTTTCATATCTTCTTGAAGGTTCCCATCCCCATCCTTCTGTTGGCAGGATACCATTAAGGTTTGGAGAAGTAGCATCGGGAATAAAACTTGCATTGCCAGTCCCGGAAGGATCAATTGGCGGTTTAGGTCCGAGATTCTGTCTCGCAGCGATCCTCTGTTCATAGGATGCTGTTGAGGGGAGAAGAGACATCTCAGGACCAAGTTTACCAAGGATTGTCCTTCCAGGAATAGCATCAGCCACAAATGAACCAGTTCCGCCCATTCCAGTTCCTGTGATGATTGGGCTTTCTACCCCGGCACCTCCGATTGGACCTGGAAGATCAATATCGCCGCCTGGGATGATTATATCTTGATCCCCGCCCCCACCTCCAGTTACCGGGATATCGTCAGTTGGGGGCTCATATGGTATAAAGTCAGGGTCTGCTGGTATTTCCGGAGTTCGAACTTCCAATCTCCACATTCCTGGTTTATTTCCAGTCCAGTGACCATGGTCCATATTTCCATCATATCTGAGATGCACTAATCTCCATACACCTCTATCTCCAGCATCTTCCCAGGGAGTTGTTTCGAAGTGTAATGGAGCATCCCTGACCGGGTCCATATAGAAGTATCCATTGGTCCAGATATGGTCTGAGTTAATTGGTTGTCCATCTAAAGTGATCCCACAGTCGTGCTTATCCCCGCCTGGATTCCCAGCATGCTCGTATCCACTTCTAACCCAGGACCCAAAGGCACCAGTAAAATCATTCGATTTTATATCACCTGATTGCCCGTCCCCAACGGCTGTCTTTAATCCAAAAGCTCCAACTCCATCGCCAGACTTCGCATAATTTAAGGTACAAGTAGCTCCACCAGACTTGCTAAAGTCAACAGCGGCTGGATCAACAGTAGGATCATAAAACTCTGAGGTAGGATCGACCGACCCTGGCATACGAGAAATCTTCTGAAGTGCTAAGGATCCCTGGAGACCTGCTGTTCTCTCACCGTCTCTGTTATTCCCCTTAATATCGGAGTATAAGGTCGACATTTTCGCTGGACCCTCTTCCCTATGATGAATGATTAAAGCATTAGCGTTTTCATCCATCCCTGGTATCTTCGCGCCGACAATTGGGAAGAAAATGGGTACCTGCTGATCTTCTCTAGTTGCACAAACAACAATACCTGGGGTTCCTCCGGGCATATCATCTTGACCTTTGAAGATCATCTTCCGCATTCTTCTGTCTACGGCATGCGTATCATCGGTCCCTAAAGGAATTCTAGGATCGGCTTGGTGACTATAATCGTCCGTGAAGTAACGATCCTCATCATCGTTTGGATTATTAGGATCTCTTACTTCCCCTCTATAGACTACGTCAAATATTGGGAGTATTTGGCGATCATCAGCACCTGCGGACTTAGTGACTTTTACTGGAGTTGCTGTTGTGGGCCCACTTCCTGTCCCTCCGGGGGTGAAGGCTGAAGTTTCAACGGAAACGCCAGTTGCTTCCTCCATCATTACAGGTATTACTTGACCACCATAATATCCTTGAGGTCTCTCTTTATAGTCCCGGAAGTATGATCCGGTGGTATAACTTGGGGTAATCCCCACTGGAATGTTAAACCAATAAAAATTACCATTAACATCCCCGAGTCTTTTAAAGATGCTTCTTTCTTCGTCTGTTCCATTACCATCAAGAGCGGCAAAATCTGACCGGTGATTTCTTGTCGCCATCCACATTGTGTCAATTTGAGAGGGATGCCATGGTTTAGTAATCAGGCCCCCGTTTAATCCATAAGCGGAGAGCATTGGGGAGGAGACCCCATCAAGTGCGTGCTCTCTTCCGACAATAAAGCCATATGTTGAATATTTGATTGGCTGTGCTTGACCGTCAAGTGACATTTATTTCTCCCATCTCGAATTTCGGTAATCTCTCGGCTGGCCATATACGAATTGCCTAATAACGTCTGGTAGGTCTTTAGAAAATTGTTCAATTACACGTGAATCTCTGGCATTAAAGATGGTTGAACAGGCACCATTTCGCCTACAGGTATATCTGATAGATCTGATTAATGGCACCATCTTCTTTACCAGATACAGTCCTTCCCATGCTGCTGTCCCAGCAATATCATCTCTGACCCCCTGGAAAGCTAGATTAGCAGCTTTTCCTAAAATTTCGCTCACCTCATAATCATTAATTGGAATATCTTCAGGTTTAGTAACATCTGCCATTGGATATTGTCCAACAATTGATTCGTCACTCCCTGTCCTTTTAAAAGCAAATCTTGCGTTTACCAAGTCAGTGTAAATCACCTTAGAGGGTAAAGTACCAGAATATTCTCCGTTACTAAAGTCAGTAACCGTGTATTCCTCCCCAGTATAATAAAGATCCTGTCTAAATTTCTGCGTGTTTAAAAACTCAACTGTTATAGGAATTCCGATTCTATGTTTGGCTTTAACATAAGCTAAATTCGCAGCAGCTCCATCAGTCACCCCTCCAGCCCTAGGATTAAGACCTTGAAGGTTCTCAAGTTGGAAAGGAAACATTATAGTTGTCGCACCAAGTCCAGTAAAATCGTCTGCGATTGGGGCAATTTTAATGATACCCAGATAGGGATCCAAAACTGAGGCTGTATATGGTCCTGGAAGATTGATATTAAAATCGAAATTACCACCTTCCTTGGCCTGTTCAATATCCCAAGACTCAAACTCGGCGACTTCCCTCAGAGGCTGTCTCTCAGTGAATTTACGTGCATAATCGAGATAGACCTCTGATGGTTGATAATTTCCCAATGCCGGGTCTAACTTAGATGCCATTTTAGTCTCAATCGTCCTGAACAATTTCATGTCATCAGGATAAATTCTCCAGGTTGTTCTCCAATGCCGACGGATAGCTTCGTGTCTTTTAGTAGCCTTCGCAGGATCTAATTGTTTCCCGGCTGCCCCCTGGTAAAAAGTATCTGGCTGGTTTCCCTCAGAAACATCATACATGTACATCTCAATGGCCTTCTTCATCAAGCCACCATTTAACCAGGTATATCGGACAGCTGCATCCCCCACACCTAAATTCTCATCGGTTGGAATTATATTGGTGAGATATTGAGCGGCGATATCGAAACCCCAATTAGAAATTGCATATTTGATTGGATGCCATTCCCCGGCCCGGACAAAATAGTCTGACCCATCCACTTCCCATTTTTCATCATGAGGGCATTGAAGGACGTTCACTAACATTCTAGTGAGTCCATATTTGTTTTCCGTAATTGGGGTGGTTGATGTTTCTAAATCCCAATCAGAATCGTAATAATAGAAGACTTCAAACTTGTTTTTACAAGTTGAAATTATTGAGTGTGGACGACTGTTCTTTAAAGACCTAGGTTTAATCCTGTTATTCAGAATTCTTGAAGAGTTAGCGACAATTTCCGGTGGCGGGCTGAAAGTCGGCTTAAATGCCTCGGAATCTGCCTTTCTGAGATGTATATTGCCAATTCCATCACAATATAACTCTAACCTTCCGAATTGACACAATTCCCTTAGGATTAGGTCTAATGGTTTTTGGTCATAAAGGACATTTAATAACGGAAAGTTATTTTCTAATTCCCCGGGAGGATCATCCAGGATTAGTTGCGGCACCCAAAAATTATTCTCAATATTCGGATTATATGACGGAATTGTTGTCCCCGCAGAAGTTACATCATAATAATGATCTGGTAACTGGTAAGCTGTTGCCCACCATTTCGGATCTAATAGATCTAAATTCCCTTCATAGACGCGTAACCAGTTCCGAAGTAACATATAAACTAATTGTAAAGCCGTCCAGGGTTCGTTAGTAACAGGATTTAAAGTTTGCTCAAGATATCTCCGCTCATTAAACTGAGCTGCTTGGTTAGCAAGAAAATTATCGGATGAACCAACTCCAGCTCTTTGATATTCCCCATCAATTTCCCCGATAGGCGGGCGGAGAATATTGTTCACTTTACGCATCATATTAATCTGAGCAGAGTAAACTCCAAATTTCCAAAGATACCGGATATCTGCTAATTGCCAAACTTGATAAAACTCCCCAGAAACGTCTCCTTTTAAAGGGATGACTGGAAAGGATAACTGACTTCCTATTTTTCCGGAAGAAGTAGCCCTATTAGACGATACCCGGACCCAATGAATTAGATTCATTGAGTTATTAAGAGACTCAAGGGCAGCAGAATTATGTGTCTCATGTAATCTAATAGATCCGATAAATGGGGAAGTCCCGGTCGATGTTTCCCAAAAGAAATTCTGACTTACTACCGGATGATCATTTAACTTTATAAATGTATTTGCTTTTGCTGAGTTCATTTATGTTACCCTAGTATCAGATAAGTTCTGCTAACGGTTAAACTGTGGATAGTTTTCTGATTACTGTCTGATCCTGCTTGTTCCAAATCCTGAGTTATTTCAATCGCTTCTTGGTCAAGATAATATTGTTCCCCATCCAATCTCGGCGGTGGCAAAGGATCCATTCCAATACGCTCAATCCTATAATTCATTGTTAAAGATTGAATATAGCCAGTGGAAGATACAACTAATTTATTCTCGGTCATATCCCTATCAGTCACTCTCTGCATAGTGTACCGGTAACTCGTTTTATAAGAAATAACCGGGTTAGCAGAAGTAACATACTGTGCAGTTAAAACAACCGAAAACTTGTTTAAGATCTCATCAAATTCCCAGGAGTCCTGAACCACATAAAGAATACTAGCCCCTAACGTTGTTTTAGCATCATCGACGATTCTTGGACGGACAATAGTTTCATAGGTGTTTTTAATATTACTGTTGTCGTAAATTCCTACTTGAAGCAAAACATTATATCTGATCTCTGACTGAAAGTATGAATAAACTTGTAAACTTGAAGGCTCTTCCGTTTCAATTTCAGGGAGATCCACATCAGGAACTGCGAAGGAAGCTCCACCCGTAGCCGCAGTTAAATCGCTGAAGTTCGGGAGAGAAGGAGTTGATTCAAGGCTAAAATACTTTGCCCTGGCAGGGTTAACAGTTAACGATGTTAACACTGAGCTTACACCGGTAAATTGAGGCGTATAAATTCCACCAGCGGCGTCTGCTATTAATTGTTTCCGAAATTCAACGGTTCCAAAAGCTTTCTGAAAATTATACTGTATTTGTTCAACATTACGTCGGACTAATTTCCACTGGCTTGTATCTTCATCCGGGAGTAAGGTTGCTAAAATTCCAATCGCATATGATTCAATATCCGACTCTGCATACTCATAAGCGTTCAAACCTGAGGGTGTTCCCACTCCCGCTGCCGTATACTCGGCTGAGACCATTATCGACGGCAATTCGTTAGATTCCCGCATTAAATTAATGATACCGTCTCTACGGTAGACATCATCGACTTCTGGTGCTGCTTTCTGAATAGTGATGCTTACCTGGGATGAAATTAAACCTAACCCACCCCCACCACCAATATCGAACTCGGATCCAATCTTCTGATGTTCAAATCTACTATGCCGGGTAAATTCTTCAGTGCTAAAATTAAAAGTGTTGGTGCTAACCCCTTCATCAAACTCAAGAAGAATTGGATGGACATCATATTCAAGGGTTGCTTCCTGCAACTTATAATAATCAATCTTACGGATTAAAACTTGACACTCAATTCTTGCCTCAGTGACCCCATCAAAAACCCGAGGTCTACCGTGAACATGAAATTCTCTCGTACCATACGTTAGAGTTGCCATTTCTTCTCCTAAATTTGCTTACCATTGCTGCTAATGATTTCTTGGTCTTCTGAAGAATATGAGGTTTCCTCTTCTGGCTCAATGTCTAACAAGACATTATTTCTAATTCTCTGAGAGATCCGTAAACCATGAATACGCTCTAATTCCTCTGCTGTCCTTTGGATTCGCTCCCAATTTGGTGCAAGACCTAATTCTCTGTAGCCTTTAATAATGTTTAGAACATCACGTTGGACTAATTTTTCCTTAGAAATTTGCTTATCCGCCTTAGCTCGAATCATTGCGTTTGTGATTGCCGCGATTGCCATACCAATCCCAGCACCTATCGCCGCTCCCCAACCACCAAAACCAGCCCCTACCTCTGCTCCAACTGCAGCCCCGGCAACAGTCCCACCAACAGTTGCAGTTGCGGATATTGCCGTGGTCAGGTAACCTGTCGCTCTCTCCGTCGGAGTTGTCAGTGGGTTTGTTTCCCCAAAAGCTTCTGCAATTCCAACGCCGATAGGTTGGGGTGAACTAAACTGGGAAAGTCTATTAACCGCCGTGTTTCCCAAATAGACAGCCCCTGCTCTCTGATTAATTTGCATTATTTTCTGATTTGCTGATGCTAGTAGTCTGTTAAAATGATTCTGTTCCATATCATTCCTATATTGGTCGAATCGAAGTAGCCCACCCAATTGATCCTGAGTTCGCAAAAGGATTTATAGCTTTATCAATCTCAAAGCTGTTCGTATACATTTGCCGAATCTTTCTATTAAACAAACGTTTCAAATATCGAACTAGTTCCCGGATGTCATCGTCAGTTAATTCGATCCCATATTCCATTGCTGTTGACATATATTGCTGCATCGCCTGCATGACTAATTTCTCAGCCTTCATCTCGGCGCTAAAAAGTCCCCGAATCACTGCAGCGCCAAGATCCCCCGCAGCTTGACCAATGGCCATTGTAACAAGGGATCCGACTGGTCCGGTTTTGGAGAGGGCGGCAGCACTTAACCCTAAAGCATCCCCGGCAACGGAACTGAGGGTGGCAAGAAGATTTGCTTGCCTCTCAGATGGTGTTTTTTGTGGATTCGGAACTCCAGCCGCTGCTGCTAGAGAATCAAACCCAGCAGTGACAGCCGCCCCAACACGAGGGGAGGTAATATTAGCCATAGCAAACCGACCCCATAAATCATTTCCCAGCATCCGGTCAAGGTTTCGGTTATATTGCTCTAGCTCCTGGAGAAGATTATCAGATTCAAATCCCATTTAGTCTCCTAAAATGGCCCATAAACTGAATTAACCATCAACTCTGCCTCCGGTGGAAGGGTGTCCTCCCGTTTATTCAAGTCTTCCATAATCCGGTTTGCTCTTTTCATATCCTGGACTTTTTGATACTGATACCGAAGGATTGCCCGGATCAAACCTTTTAAGGCTGAGTTTCTCTCAGCCCCCTCTAATTGTGTAATTGGGGTTCCCTGGACCTCTGCAGTCTGCAAAAGCCTAAGGACCTCTGCTTGGGTATTCTTCTCTGCTATTTTCTCATCCTCGTATAAGACTTGGATTATAGAAGAAGCGATTTCTCCTACGGCATCACCAACAGCTTGACCAACCATAGCACCGACCGGCCCCCAAATTGCGCCGATACCTGCCCCAACCACTCCTGCGCCGAATTGTGATCCTGCCCCGAGCCTATTAGCAAATCTTTCAGCCGGGGTGGTTGAACCAGAAATCATCCCAGGGCTGCCCGCGATAAGAGAGGTTCCAAATTCAGCCAGTGCGCCTGCAACTTTTGGACCTGCAATTGCCATAGAAAGGCCGGTCATCCGAGTCGATTGGACAATACTGTTAAGTCCCTTGTTTATCTTCTTAAAACCTCGGTTTAGGCCAGCTTTAACCTGTGATTGAGCAGTCTTAGCCTCAACTTTTTTCCGAAACTCAGCCTGACGCTCCGGGAACGGTTCCAATGCCTTAAAGGTTGATTCAAACCCTTTATATCGGGCATGTTCCTTAATATGGATCGTTTCGGCTGAAGACCGGAAAGGAGTGCCTATTGGTGAATATCGTCGTGCAGCTTTTGCCCGAGCATGTATTCTAACGGCCTTTTCATATGGGACAGTCTCTACATCTTTACTTTTTACATTGCGGGATCGACGCCCAGGGCGACCATAAGCAGATTTTTCGAGTTGCCGCTGGATTAAATGTTCAGGCACGGAAGGAAATGGAGCGGGAGGTCCTTTATAACTTCCCTTCCCCTCCCCGGAACTCTTAGCTTCTCTTCCGGAAGTCTTCTTATCCCATGCTTTTTGAGCAGCCCTTTGGCGGGGTCTGGCAGACCGTTCTTTATCAATCTGTTTCTCTCTATTATAGCCTTTTCTCTCTGAGGCATCTAAGGCTTTCTCCGAGTAGACATATCTTGCGGCGGGCTTTCCGCCAACAGTCCCCATCTCAATATAAGCCCCTTTCGGAGCGCCTGCAATAATATCAGTCTCCGGGTCATATCTTGTCCACTCAGTTGAAATTGTCTTCCGACGTTTCTTTGCCATTTTTTAGTCTTCACTGCCGGGGCTGATTCCCCAGCCACCTCCAAATTGATCAATATAATCTTCAGTTTCGTCCTCTCCCATAACCTCCTGGACAATGTCAACCCAGTTTACCTTTCCAGCCTGGGCTCTCCGGGTTGATTCCCGGATTGTTCCTTCAAGACCAGGAACATCCATTCCAAAGGTTTCACTTTGACTAATTGAGACGCCGCCATATTCCCGGGCAGCTCCAGCTTCCAAATCTTTTCTATCTGAGATTAATTGTGCAGTCTGAGCCCCGATCTGAGAGATTGCGTCGCCGAGAATTGTTCCAATGACTGCAGCTCCAGCCGCTTTCTTTTTCCCTTTAGATGCGAGAGAAGCCGCGCCAGCATATCCACCCGTCGTCGCTGCGCCGCCAAGGTTAAACAGACCTGACACAATGTTAGCTCTTTTTTTCCAAGGAGTCATTAAATTAGATCCCAGCGCTCCACCCACTTTCTGAGCAAAGGCTGCTAACTGTTTGACCCCTGTTTGTAATAGCTGAGCATTAACCATAGCTTTTTCATACCCTTTCATCGTCTCTTCGGTTGCTTCTTGGATTTTCGCAGCCCGAGACGTAAAGGTTTTTTGAGCCTCTACGGCAGCATTGTATAAAGTTTCGGCTATAGTAATTTTCGGCATCAGCTTAGACTCCAGCTGCTGGAGATTCTCAAGTTGTTTATTTGCAGTATCAATGTCCTTCTTGAAGGTAAAAGCAGTTCTCTCTGCCGGGGGAATTCCCCGTTCCTCCTCCTCCTCATCCATTGATTCAATGAAAGTCCCTAAAACGTTTAAGGACTCTCTGAGATCCGGGAGACTGTCACTGAAATAACGTTTTAGAGTCCCCAGATAATTTAATAGATTTTTTAAGTCTTTCTCTACTCGGGCAGAGAATTTCTCATTTTCCCTCTGAAGAGCAGACTCAATTTGTTCTCTAGTTCGCGCTTCCTTTGCCATTTAGTTTACTTTCTATCTCAGATTTAGTCCTGGCTTCAAGTTGAAGTGCTTTGGCTTTCAGTTCCCCATTATCATAAGGCTCCATTAATTCACCGGCATATAACACATTTCCAACCGACAAGGCCATGTTAGTCCAATCCTCTACTGCCCTGCGATGCATCACCTGGTATCCAAGTTGCCGGACTTCTGGAGAGAAGTTTTCAATCCAATATTCCCAATCAAAGGGTGGTTTATAATAACAGAACATCCTAAATTCATCGAAAGCGGCTGCTTGCTCCTCTGAGATGCTGTCAACGGCTTCCTGTAATGATTTTTCTTCAAGATTCTCCCCAGCAAGGGCTTTCTTTAAATCGGGATCCTTAATTGAGTCAATGAATTCCTGAGACCACTTCTCTTCCATTATGTTGCCCCTCCAGTGATTTCAATCATAGGGGTTGAGTCGTCGATATACATTATTTCAAACCTAATAGGAATGTTCACTAACGCTTGGTTCTGTAGATTCACCGACCCATCCGGCATCGGGATCGCTTTAGCAGCAGAGATTCCAAGCCTCCCCGACTGTTTAGGCGTAAATGATAAACTTCCTCCGACTTGATCTCCCATCTCATCCCCTGGTTTCATTGAGAAGTTCAGGTTACCGCCGAGATAGAGACTCATTACAGACTGAGAAGCATATCGTAATACGGCTGAGAAGAAAAGTCTAAAGCCTTTGTAATAAAGACCTTTAGCGTAATCCCCAAGTTCCTCATACTGTAATGGAACAGTATCCATATCACATTCTAATTCCCAACCAGCCTCAGTGATGCCTAATTCAACCCCGTTGAAATTAACCACCCCGGCATTAGGGAATGAACTGAATAAAGTTGGCATTTAAGACTCCTTAGACTATGTTATTGACAAAGTTGGACTAGCCCAGGTAACACTTCCACCAACTGTCGTGCTAGGGAGATACTTGCCCTGAGCTCTCCAGAGATATTGCTGGAGGCAACTTACATCAGCATCAGTGGCAGTTGTGGCTAAAGTTCCAGTATCTCCAATCTTCCAAGAAGTGCTAGCACCTGTCTGATGCATTCCTGGTGTTGCAACATACCAGAGGTTATTGAATTGAACCATTGGGGCAAAGAGACATTCATCCATATAGAAGTTAGCAGCACTAGCAATCACTACAGACTTGCTATTAGTCCCAACTGCCAGAGATAATGTTCTCGTATCCTTAGCCCAATTCAACTTAACATAATTGCTTCCCGATGCTTCTGTAAAGTTTACGGGATATAGATTCTCATCCAAGTCTAATTGGAGAGTTGACCAAGTAGTTCCATCATTACTGTATCTGACGGAAGCATAGTATGGTTGGTAAGTTGTAAGAGTATTTGTGATAGCTTGCTTGAATTCCCAAGAAGTAGTCGCATCAAACTTCACTGAGTAGGAAGTCGTTACATTTGGATTACTTCTATAAAGATACGTGCTATCCAAAGAGACTGCTGAGATTGAAGTCCCAGACGCTGTCCAGTTAGTAATTGCTGTTGGTGTTCCAGCTGTCCCCGTAAATGTATCAAATCCAGGGTTACTAAGAATACCGGGTACCTCTGCTCCTTGCACAGTTAATGAAACATTAGTCCCAAGTCCACCAGAGACTGATAAAGCATCAAATCCAGCAGCGGGAAGACTAAGTTTAATCCTCTCTTGACCTTGGGTAGTCTGGTTCGTATATGCATCCGATGTGCATAATGCGGTAACAACTCCATCATCTGCATTAGATGTGCAGAAGCAATTCTCAATATCATATCCACCATGGTCTTTATAGAGACGTATTACAGTCCCACCATCGCAGTTGTTTCCGACTGCAGCAGAGAAGGTACCGAATGTAATCTCTCTAGATCTTACGAGGTATGAATTCGTATCCATGTATTCCCAAAGAGAATCATCAGGATCGGCGAAGATATTTCCGAGGATAGCGGCGTTTGATTGAGTTGAACTAATTCCTGCCGCAGCCGCTAAGTCTTGAAGACCTCCTCTATCAGAGGCCGATATACTGTTAACATAAGCAAGCAATGATGCTCTTGCGGTACTAATAGCTGAGGTTACTGTTGACCAGTAATCCCCTCCATTGGCATTGTTAATGTCCGTCTGGCGATCTAAAAAGTTGCCAGTGATGTCATTTGCATAGTTTCGAGCCTCGATATAAGGCTTGACTACTAGATTATAGTTGTCTTTCGCGTCTGACCAAGTTGGTGCAGCCATTGGCTTTCTCCTTTATTAACTTTCATTCGCTACATCGATGTATAATTTAACTGTTAGTTTTTTTCCGAAAACTATCTGATCTCCCGGATTTGGCAAAGTATAGATGGAATCACCCGAGTCTATAATAGATTGCACTGTGATACCATCATCTCTAGTCATGAATTGGAACTGTTTCCGAACCTCGGCCTCTAGTTCTAATACTCCAACTGACTTAGATGAAGTAGCGACAGCTCTCCTGCCGATGACTCCTTCCTGACCTAATTGACTCATTGTGGTTGCAATTAGCTCAATCTCAACATCACATTCCCGGAATTCTTGATTATGGAGATCTGTGGTTTCTCTCATATCCCTAACAATCGCCGCAGCAGGCCGTAACTGAGATAAAAATTGAGTTGTTGGGAAAGCTGAGATAAGGACTTTCCGAAAGACCTCCCCGCCTCCCGTCCAAGTCATGTTCTTCAATTTATCTCTAAGAGCTATCATTGCTGCTCTATAGGAAGTTGTTTGAGATGTTGTCTGAGTCCCCAAATCAAACTGTATCGTATTTCCAGTATCGTATAGAGGGAAGCATTCAAACTCGATTGGAATCGCTGCTCTTTCATCAGCAGCATTTGGCATCTCTCCGTTCCAATGACCGAATGCAGATGGACAGGTAAAACTGGAACCCGCACCGTCTATTGGATCGAATCTGAGTTCATGCATAATCACAGGCATTCCAACTCTATTATTTGAAACATTGAATTGTTGTCCTGCGGTTCCCCAAGTAAAAATGGAAGCCATAGCGTTTTGATCAAAATCATACAGTTCTGTGCGGACGTAAGCCTTTTGCCCTGTCAGCCATGCGAATGTTGGCCCTAACTCATCAAACTCAGCCTGATTATAAAGTTCGTCCACTTCGAGTTGAACAGAAGAGCATCTTCCAAGCTCTAAGCCATAGAATGTGATGATGCCTTTGTTAAAGAGAGTCTTTTTGATCGTCATGTAACATTTCTCCTTCATTGAAGGAAATGGATTAAAAGAATATTAGTATGAAAGAGGGGTTGGGGAAACTTACAAACCCAACCCCTCCCCCTATCACACCGGTGTCAAATCTCTTTATAGCTCTTCTAAAGAATCTAAGTCCGGAATTGTTGTATCCTCAGATTCCTGGTTAAACTCTTCTTCCTCATAATCATCTTCATCAATGTCCGCGAATTTGTCAGCCGCAACAACATTTCCACGACCCTCATCATGTCTGACTGGTCTTAGTTTGACCATATAATCTCCATAACGGAACCAAGGAACCGCTTCTTCTCCTTTAGTCCATTTCTGTAACCGAATCCATCTTGAGAGAACTTGACCGTCTGGCCCATCCTGTTCAAAGGGGTTGAAGGTTTCTTTTTGTCCTTCAGGGGCGTAAGCTCCGGGAGAATGAACATATCCCGTAGTATTGAGATAGTTTCTCACCTTCTCCGCTTCTTTCTCAGTTAATCTAACAAAGGATGCGGTTGGGGTTCCTGGATCACTTGGATGGTTTCTAGAGACTTTACAGATGGGGAGAAGTAAAAGTTGGTCTCTTGGATCCGTCACAGTGGGTTGCAGAATCTTATTAAGATTGATTGTCCACTCATCAAATGGAGCAGTTGCTACGATCTTAAGCTTATAGATCTGCTTTTCTGTCGACTTATTTGTCTTTTTAACGGTAGATTTTGTCTTAGTCTTCTTCTTAGCCTGTGCCATTACATTATTTCCTTATTTCTAGAGAATCGATATTTTTAAGTCAATCTGGAAAAGAGCGCTGGGTCAATCAAGCAGCGCCCTGTCTGATGGTCCGGTCCAATGGGGGAGGGATCCTTCCGGGAGTATTCTGATCCCTCCCCCACCGATTATCTTTAAGATCAACTAGTCTAGTTGTTGACCTTGATTATGGTATAGGGCAAAAACGCCGCTAGCCCGTATTGACGATAGATTGTATGACCGCCCATGTAGTGCTGGCGACCAACAGCATCACTAGTAGGATTGTAGCTGATATTCTCAGGACCGTCAAATTCCACTAGCGTGAATGGTTTTTGCTGTCCGAGGTTAGTCACTACAATGTACCAGTCCCCGTCATCGAGTAGATGGTTCTCATGAAGACTGATAGTAGCACCATAAGCCTTTTGGAAGGCAAGAATAGTGTTACCAACAGATTGAGTTCCAGCTCCACCCTGGGAAACCATCTCAACATGGAAAGCTTCAGTCATTGCGGAAAGCAACGTTGGGGAGAAGACGATCATGTAGTTTCTTCCAGCGTGATGTGGAAGAAGGCGAAGGTTAACCTTAGTGTGACGGTAAGTGCTAAAGCGAGTCACTGCGCCGAAGAAGTCATTCCGAATTTGAGCTGCAGTGGTACCAGTTCCGGTATAGATGTTACCATTGGTATTTCCATAACGGGTATTAGCACTAATCAAATTGATACTATCATACGCAGTAGCCTGGAGACTGTCTGGCATAAGAGTAGGATCAACAGCAGCATTAGTCAGAATTGAAGTGATCCAGAAATAGACGTGGTTAGCAGCTGTCTTAGCAGCTTCTTGAGCCTTATTCTCATAAAGAGATTGGGCACCCATCTTTCCGAGATACTTGAGTTCTTCCCAAGCGATCGGGATATCAATCCCAAAGTTCTCGACTGTCACGTCGATGTGTTTAGCATCAACATCAGACTCGATTACTTTTTCGTATGACTTCTTATAAGCCATCATATTTGGAATCTCAGAGAATGGTACGCGGGTCACTTGTCCTTGGAAAGGATAGCGATAGCATAGAGCATCAATGAAATCTTTTGTTTCTTCTTGTGTGGTTTGGAAAGCTTGATCGACTACCGCACCAGCTTTTGCTAGGTCAAGAATAGAACCAAAGTCACTTGCCATGGTAATTTCCTTTTTCTAAAGGTTTTTCAAAAACGGTGCTTAGCTTAAGACACCAGAGAAAGTGCTGCTTAGAAGTACATCGTAGTCAGCATCTGTTCCCTCTGCTCTGCGACCGAGAACTTTTCCGATCACAACGCCGGAGCCTGGATCAGTAGTTGTCATGTCCGCAGGATTGTCAGTTTCACAATAAACTGGATCGCCAATGTCGGGAGTGGACCCGGCAAGGTCAATACCTTTGAAAACGAAAGGACCTGGGAAGACCATCGCTTTGACGTCTCCAGCAGACCCACCGCTGTTGCTAATACCTTTTCCACAAACACCCGCAAACGTATCATCCCCAGCAGCGCGAGGCTTTACATCCCCGGCAGCGTCTAAGGATAGAAGAGAGAATTTGTAGAGAATGTCGTCGGCGACGACACCAATATAGCTTGCGTTTAGATTATCATAAGTTGGCTTGTAGCCACTTGGAACATAATCAGCAGTTAATGCAGCCATTGATTTTTCCTTATCTTATAAAATTTCTACCTGCTACCAGACATTCTCTGATAGTTTTTCATGTAGAGTTCAAAAAACCGTTCTTTAGAACCGAACTGTTTCTCAAGTTTGTCCTTGTCGGCTTCCCAGGACTCTTTAGCCTGGAAAACGGCATCGGATCCAAAATCCTTTGAGTATTGTTGAAGAATCGCATCTTTAAGATCCGTTCCGGTCTTATTATACATCTCAACTTCGTCTTTCTGTAACCCAGCATCCTTAGTTGGATAAGGAGTTACATGTTTATAAAGACTATCGGCGAAGTTTGTTGCGACTTCCTCGCCGTATTGCTTCGCATAAGTCATATAGTCTTTCTTTAAGTCAGCTAAGACGTTCGGCAGGTCTTTGTTAGCCTTCTTAAATCTTAATATTTGTTTCTCGAGATTCAACTCGATTAGCTTATCGTTATTAGCCTCTTCCTCGGCTTTCTTATTTGCTTCCTCAGCCATTTCTTTCGCTAAGGCTTCAACGTCGGGAACCTCAGGAGTCTCTTCAACTTCTTCGGCAACCTCTTTCTCGTATTCCTGAGCCTCGGGTTTCTCTTCAGACTCTTCTGGTTTCTCTTCAACCTCTTCGGTTACTTCTTCGGTAACTTCCTCAGGTTGATCCTTCTCATAGGCCTTAAGAGCTTCCTCATTCGGCGGCCCAGCAACAGGATTAGCAGTGATTGAAGAGACGTCTGAGACATAGTCATCTTTCTCAATCTCTTCGTGAACAGCTTCATCCTTCTTAATAAGAGTACCGACTAAAGCAGAGAGTTCTCTGACTTGTTGAGTCAAGGTATGGAGAAGACCCATCTCGGCTTCCTCGTGTTCCTCTGACTCAGCTTCCATAACAACCTCTTCAATGTCTTCTTTGGGAGCTTCTTTCTCCCCTTCTGCCATTTCGATTTGGTCGCCTTCAACCGATTCGGTCTCAGCACTCATCTCTTCGTCTTTGTGAGATTCCTGATATTCCTCTTTTTCCTTCTCATCCTCAGGCTTCTCACACTCCTGTCCTTTATATTCTTCCTTATCTTTCATAGTTTTCTCCGTAGATGGCCATCTAGAGTAACAAATTAAAGCATCTGTATTTTGATCTGTTAAAGTTTTTTGATATTGAAATTCCGGAACAGAGTCAGGTTTAGGCCCAGAGAGGTCAGGGAATGAGAAGTATGGTTCCTCAGCACTTAATAAAGCAACTGAGTCAATATACCATTTTCCTGTTCTGGCATTCTTTCGGATCTCAACTGACCTACCTGGTAATTCCCCATCAGCTATCTTCTCATAAACATCTGGGCTAACGTATAAGTCCGAATAGAGAGTTGGTTCAACAAACTTCTCACCCGATAGTGTAAACTCCGACTCCTGTATCTTAGGATTCCGGATGAATCCTTTCCGCACTGTGCCCTCATGAGTCTCTTTAGCAGGGATGTATTTCCGAACCTCTTCCGTCGCAATAGTTGATTCATAAAGGTCTGCTAAGATCTCATCGGTTAACTCGAAGTCTTCTCTCTCAGGGTCTGCTGGATGTTTAGCAGTAAGTTCGATGTCCTTCATCACATAACAGTTGCTGAGAGGATCAAATAGTACATCATATTCTTTAAATGGACCGGCTCCATATTTTTGGAGAGGTACCATTGTCTCTTCAGCATTGATTCGGGCCATCATAGCTTCCCGAGTCCACCCACCCTCGCGGCTCATAATACTTCTGAGCTTACGGTTCATCTTAGCACTATAACGAATCTTCTGAATCTGATCAAAGTCCATTATGCCTCTTCCTTGTCCGGAGCCTCAGTGTCCTGAGCTTCTATAGAATCATTATCGGTTAAGTCTGACTCGGTGTCTAGTATGTCTTTGTCGTTGTCTCCCTGAGCTTTTGAGATCTCTGCCTCCTCTTTAACGTCCTCTTCAAGATTATTCCATGTGACCAACTCGTCAATGTTTTCTTTTGTGATCTCCGGTAAACTGTATCCGGTTCTCTCATAGACTTCTCTGCCGAGGACTGGCAGTTTCGACTCTCTCATAAACTCTAAGGTCTTAATTTCATCGTCTAACTCCCTATCCAAGAACCTGTTAGTCTGGAATTGGACAGGACATTTATGACACCACAAACCCATATCTTCCCAATTAACTCTGTTATAATCCCAGAACCGTTGCATCATTTGATCTTGAATCACTGCATCTAAAGATCTTCTGAGAGTGATAATGTTTCTATCTCCAGCTCTTAATTGAGTTGCGGTCTGAGCTCTAGAGCCACCTTGCTTCATTCTAAAGATGTCGTGACCCACAATAAGCATCCAAATCTTAGAGCCAATACGTTCTAATTCTGATTGAAGAGTTTGAAACATCCCCGGGTCAGGCCATTGGAAGTCAACGTCATCTTCTTTATCGATTACTACTGTGTAGTTTGTTCTTTGGAGCATCGATAAGACTTCGTATAGTTCATCTTTTCTCTGCTCAGGGGTTGCAGCATTTGACCCCGCATCATTCGCATATCCGAGAGTTGAGTCAATCTTCCCAATCTTAATGCCTGTTCCATAAAGATCGAAAGAGTTATCATAGATGTCGGATAATTGAGTGCCTCTATAAATCTCTGGCCAAATCTTTGCTATCAGTCCTTCTCCGTATCCGGCGGATCTGAAAGTCTTATTGAATTCCCAGATAATGTATTTGTTTGGATCCTTAACTTCCCATTGTAACGATACAGGGTCTTCAAAGATCCAATAATAGAAGCGATTATCTGCAGAGTCAGGCTTCTTATCATCTATTTTGACATGTTCAATATACATGCCGCGTTTATCTCTGTCTTCTAGTGAGTTGATCATCCACCACGATCTCTTTTGGTCTCCGTCAATTAATTCGCAGTCATGTCTAACCTCTGAGACAATTCTTGCGGCGTGCACACCTCTAAAGATCGCATAACAGAGTAATTGTTTGGCATCGTGCCATTGTGATATGTCATTAAAGAAAGACTCAAAATACGGTATTAGCTTATCATAGCGACGATCAGTCGTGACAAAGCTATGCCCGTGCCCTGAGATAGTCTTTCTCATATAATCCATTGCTGCAGCACAATCAGCGAACAGTTCGACGCGATCATAGATCTCATGGTCAAACTTCAATGCTGTGTCTGGGTCCCGGATTACGTCGCCCCATCTGTAATTGACAGAGAGATCGATTAGCTTCTGACCACCCGGGATGCGAACCCCTTGCCACTTAGCAGGCTTATCGACTACTCCCGGAGGAGGCATCGAAGCAACAGCGTTGCCTGGTCTAGACTCCTTAGGGGGTTGAATTTGATCTTTGTCTTTTTTCTTCGCCATAAAAGGTTTCCTCTGAGGATGATTCTCAACTATTAATATGAGATTGATAGAATATTACAGTTACTAACCCCAGTAGGGGCTCTTCATACCCTTGTCAAATTTCTGATGATGCTCCATCTTCCTCTTTATCTGCTTCTCCATATCAATCGCTTTCTCCCTCTGCTTCTTAGTCGGTAAATGATACCCAATCTTATCTTTAGCTCTTGCGACTGCCCAAGCACCTAGCGCAAGTGCCATTACTAAGTCATCATGATGTCCTGCAGCGGCTTCCTTCTTAACCTTACCGGATGGATACAGCTTCTCTTCAAAGTTAGTCAGTTCATTGATTAGTAAGTCATGTGGAGGTATTGCTATCCTCTCATGGTCAAATAGAGTCTGAAGGTTCTGCAGTAAGTCTTCTCTTGATTGAGGCGTAAAGTTATATCCATAAACTATCAAGCCCTTATTCTTGAGCATCTGTAAGAAAGGACCGCCGATACCTGTTGAGTCGACAATGATTGGAGCATTCTGATACTTCTCAGAAGCCGCAACTATCTCAGTCACCAAAGTGTTATAGTCATAGTCTTCATAAACTAACATCTCTTTGCAAACATAAGCCTTATCGGATAACTCAGGGTCAACAACAGGCTTTCTAGAGAAGCAAGCGATAGCTGTATTGTCAACACTGGACCCAACGTCAATTCCGAGGATATGTTTACATCTTCCGATATACTTTATGAAGTTGTCAGCGTTATACTTGTTAAACAGTTCATATGCCGCTCGGAGATTTCGGAATACTAAACCACCTTCCTCTGTCCATCTTCCTTCATATTCTCTGAGATACACATCATGCGGTAACTCTTTTTTCTTCTTCTCACGGGTCTTATGAGCTGAGTCCGGGAGATACGGATTATCTTCTTGAGAGAAATAGAACTGATAGTATTCAGTGTCATATTGATCGTGCTTCGGATCCCCTTTGTTATAGAGATGTCTGAACCAAGCAGCGGCGACCTTAGGAGTGCCTATGATGAATGCTTCTCCTTGCTTGTCGGCTAATGCGGGTTCTATATCTTCCTGCCAGACTAGAGGATCCTTAATCACACCTGCTTCATCTATAACGACAAATGTGAGCCCTCTACCAACATTCAATCCCTGAATGTGTCCTGTTGAGAACTCTAAAGTAGCCTCTGTTGGATAGTATCTGATAGTCTTAGTTGATATGTTCGCTTTTAAGATAGTCTCAGGTAAGTTCCATTTCTTTACTTCTCTGTAGACTTGTTCCCAAATCTCAGCAGTTAGTTTTGTTGTGGCCGCCAATACGAGCATCTGATGATTAAAGACTCGTATCTCTCCTCTATCTTCAAATTGATGTCGATCTGGATCCGTTAGCTTTTGGAGAAGTATGTGAGCAGCTAGGGTAGACTTACCAGTTCTTCGGGCACATGTTCCGATTTTGAACCTAGCCGGAGACTCTAAAACCGAACGTTGCTTCTCATGCGGCTCGAAAGTTTCAATGATTTGAGTTGGTAAAGTCATGTTAAGAGTTAATCTCTTGCCAGTTATAAGAATCCCCGAAACTTAGTGATTTCGTGTTGGCAAATCCCATGGCGAAAATTCGTCTCCTCCCGCACTTTTCATCTCAGATAAAAGTTGTTTTAGAGCGAGATAGATCATGAGTTTCTGAGAAGCTTTTAAGTCTAAAAAGGAACGTTCTACTAATAAGTGCCGATTAAGATCTTTTGGCAAAGAATTTCCCCGGATTTGCTGTTTTTAAGAGTCTTTTCGCTAACCTTCTGATCACATGCCGCTCATCTGTCAGATATCTCTTAGGATTATCCAGTAAGTCTTTAAGATCCTTTTCTTCAATCTTTCCAGGATAGGTCCAAGTCCAGGTTGCCTCTGTGCCTGTAAGTTTCATTAAAATCCCTTCTCTAGCTTCTCAACTCTGTCATTGAGATCTAATAAGTGAGCGATAATCTTCTCTAATTCTCCCATAACGGTACTTTTTAGAGTTTCGAGCTGTTTATCTTGCCTCTTGATTAATTCGGCCTTAGTTTGACCGATAGGAGCATCTTTAGCTCTGTTGTTGAGAAACTTATAATCCATCGTTTTTCCTTTATTAAGTTTTTTAGAACTCTCTCATCTCATAACTGTTAACGTTATTATCCGTATCTCCTGGATTCTTGCGGACATAGTCTTCAAAGGCATTATCGAACCTTCCTCGGTAAGCCTTTCTATATGTTGTCTTATCCGCTCTTGGTGCTGTGAAGTTGATCTTAGCTCTCACATTCATACATCTTGCTTTAAGATCTGCTTCTCTAGCATTATGATTAGGAGCATCTGAGATGCCTCCCCATTCCTCAAGTTTATGGATGACTATATCGGAAGCGATCTCTATCTGAGCCCCACTGGCGTAGGTCAAACCACTATACTGCTCAAAATAATTGATTGCTGCTGTCGACGCATTGAGTAACTGAGTCGTATCAATCGTAGTGCCTGAGCCCTCAGGGTCAGTTAAGATAGCGAGATAGTCATTCCCAAATCTTGAAGTTGTATAGTCTCTCAAATTCTCAGCATATCCCATCTCTAGATCCTTTATTTTCGTATTAGTGCATTTCTAGCAACTTATAGGTTTACTTCTCTTTTTTCTTATGCTTAACAACAGGAAGGACAACACTATTACCATCGGAGGTCACATCAACTTGTTTGACTTTCCAATTAAACCTCATAATAGAAAGAGAGTCCATAGCTCTTACATTACCATTCTTAGCTTCTTTCCAATAATAAGACATTAACTCCATCTTATCTTTAGCTTCTGCTGCTAGGAACTTAATAGAGAACTCTTCATCGTATCCTGATTTACCTTCAGTTATCCAATTGCTTAGGGTAGTATGATTAATACCTGCTAATTCGCAAACGGCTTTTCTAGTACCATGCTTAATATTCTTTAAGATGATCTCTTGGGCTGCTTCTTTGTTAGGTTTAAAGAGCTTAGACCCATTTCCTAACTTCCTTGGTTTCTTTGCTGCCATATTATTCTCCTGGGCTTTGATTTCAATCTAATCTGTTTCTTCTAAAATACTATTCTTAAATTGTTCTAGCTTAGCAATAACTTGATTCGCTTTGAATAGGGACTCTTCTAAAGACTTAATTGTTTCGTCTTTTGCTTGGTTATCGAGATAATGATTCGTTTTCTCTGATTCTAGCTCATTCTTATAATAAGAGAGATTTAACTCTAATTCTTGAATCTTAGAGATTAGGGTCTCATATTCTTTTTTCTGTATCTTCTTTTTACCTTTGATCAAGTCTTTAATAGACTTCCCACCTAACCCCAATAGTATTAAGAGTAG